CATGCACGCTCACGCGTGCATGCTTTGATTTGGATCCCTTGATAAGGGTCCGTCTGTTTGTAGAATTATGAACTATCACTAGATAGTCATGATCTACGGATGTGATTTCGAAAGAGATAGCTGTTGTTACGGCCTCAGTTTCTATTTAGTATAGTTGTAATGTCTCTTCGACATTGCTACTGTTCCGGCTTTAGTATTTCTACTACATTCTTCTAATCTGACATAAGGAAAGACTTAACCCCCCCCTCTATGTTTCTTTATTTTGCATATCAAATAACACATTTCTTCTTTTATAGATGTCTCGCGTTTACTGATTCACGATAAAATCCTTACTTTGGAACCTTAAGAACAAAAACAAAACAATTTTACATATTTTCCTCTTTTATTAATTCTTTTGTTCCAAGACAGCATACATTGAGAGACTCCGAGTAATGGTTTTACACCGGAGCAATCCCTTCATTCAATATAGTACCGATTGAGTCCCAGTTCATTACTGGAATACGATGAAATAACACTCATTCACCGCATTTGAGCGGCGTTAGCTATATTCGATGAAATTTGCTCCTCTTAGTCAATTTCTGATATTACAGTGACAGGTAAAAGTCCAGTCACGGTGGAATATACCACTATAAAAAAGCCTTAGGGGTCAGGCCCCACCCCCATACGAACCAGATACAACTAACAATATACACGATTACAACAACCATGCACACTGTTCAGAAAAGCTTCAAGCGAGCACTTAACTCGCCTTTGACGCGTTCTGGTCCTCCATCCTATTTAACACAACATGTGTTAACGCCTTCTCAAGATGAGTTCTTGCTGTATGTTGAATCAGCAGGCACTCTTCTTTATGATATCAAACGCTCTGATAGCGTTATGGGAGTGGTTATTACGTTTTCAACGTTTTTCCGCTCCATCACTAGTGCGTCGGTCACAGGTTCTCTAGCTGGTCTTTTCACCAAGCTAGCTGAAGAGCTTTCCGATGATCTCCCCTTTTGGCAATCCTCATCTTGGATTGACGTTTGTGATGACTTTTACAAGAATATTCACCGCGTCAAAGATTGCGCCCTTGGTAAGAAACTTATTAAGGTTCTTAACCATGTTATTGCTCACACTTTTTACTTCAAGATGGGTATCAGTGTTGATGACAAAATCTTCTCCCAATTGGAGAAGAACTACATCCAGCCAACCGTTTGGAACGTTCTCACTTTCGCCGATGCGATCGTGGGCCTTTTACTGTTCCTTGCCAAGGCAGGCCGCCAAGCCATTCTAACTGGTTCTGCTGATGCGTTTTTCGTGGATTCAGAGACAGTCAGTAATTGGCTTCTCAAGGCCAACCGTCTCCGAAAGGATGCTGAATTCCTTGGTAACCCAGCTGCCATTGGTCTTGATACTATCACGTATCTCACTGATGTTGCTGATGCCATTGAAGATGGTAAGCGTCTCTGCAAATCGTTTTGGGAGTCTCAAAAGATTCTCGTGAATAACGTTATTGTAGAGCTTGAAATGGTTCAGAAGAGGTATCAGTCTGCAATGGCAGCCGCCTCATTCCGTTTCTGTCCTATCGGACTTTTCATCTGGGGTGACTCAGGTGTTGGCAAATCCTTTATCGTCAAGGGTCTCTTTTACCATTACGCTTCTGTGCGTGATATTAAGAAAGAGAAAGCGGTTTTGTACTCGCGCAACCCTGATGACAAGTACTACTCTGGATTTAAATCCAGCATGCTTGGCATTCTTTATGATGATGTTGCGAAACACAAAGCTTCTAAAGTTATGGGCATTGATCAGTCTTTGGCTGATATCATCGGTGCTGTCAACAACATCCCCTTGATCACAAATCAAGCTGAAGCTTTTGATAAAGGTAAAATCCCTATGCTCTGTGAGTGGATGGGTATTACCTCTAACATTGCTCAGCTCAATGTTCACGCTTATTACAACAATAGCTACGCCGTTCTCCGTCGTATGCCTTATCGTATTGAGCCAGTAGTCAAAGAAGCATTCCGCAAGCCTGGTACCACTCAGATTGATTCTTCACTGATTCCTCAGGGTGTTCTGTATCCGGATTGTTGGACGTTTAAGGTCTGCGAGGTCGTTCGTCACGATGCTGACTCCCTTCTGGGAGAATACGCTGCTACTGGACGTGAGTTCGGAAGTTACTCCGATCTTCTTGTCTGGTTGACGGGTGTTTACAAGAAGCACATCGACAATCAAACTCGTTTGCTTAACACTGTCAATGCTGTTGGTCCTGAAACGCTTTGCAAGTGTAACCTTCCAGTTTCACTGTGCGTGTGCGTTAATGAATCCCAGATTATTGCTGATGCTCCCGAAAAGTGTGATGTTATCATGTTCGGCGACGTAGAGGCACCCGTGACTGCTGAAGCTCAATTGGGTAATGCTGATAAGTGTAAGCGCATGTTAGATGCTGTCGAAGTACGACGTACCATTATGGAAAAGTATTCTTCACTAAATAGCTCCGCCGCTATGTATTTCAACGCTTGGCGTACTCATACGTTAGAGCCTTGGATTTCTGAGTATACAGTTTCCGAAGTGGTTGAGATCACACCCGAGGAGATGATCTGTGAAATCGATGAGGAGATGGCGAGTTTTGACCGTCTACCAATTCGAGAGAAAATCTTTGCGATTTCTCGTTACGCTGGTTTCTCCGTTGATACTGGAGACGATTACCTCACGTTCGTTCCTAAGATCGGAGGTAAGCGAAATTTCATTCGCTCCCAACTGAAGGTTATTCACGACTACATCTTGAAGTACGTCGCGCTTGCAGACTGGAAAGAGGAGCAGTTGACTGCTCTCGAGGTTTTCGTTTACGAGAGGGTACCCCAGTACCTTGCATTAGGTTGGGACGATGATTCCCTGCTAAAAGCCGCCTTTGATTTCGTAGATGCTAATGCTACGCGCTTGGCAGCCGGTGACAAGACAGCTAGAGAATTGCTTCTTGCTGATCTCGATGACGAACCCACTCTGCGTGATAAGATTTGCCGTTTTCTCGGTGTTCAGTACTTTTCTCGCCCTTGGTTGTTCAAGACTGTCAACTATGTTGCCTCAACACGAGTCGGTGGTTACGTTGGTAAGACGTACTTTCAGAGCACCAGTGTGGCTCGTGCCGGCACTCTTGTAGATGCTGGTGGAGCTTATAACAAGAGTCTCATGGGTGATCATGGAATGGTCATTCTTATCATCGCCGTTGGATCCTCCGTTGCGATCATGGCGATGGTGAAATTCGCACTTCGTTTTTTCAGTAGGTCTGAAGGTCAACTATCACTTGATGCTATCGGCAAGAAACCTAAGCAACGTGATGACGAGAAAGTTAACGTTTGGAGAGTTGAGGAAAGGAGCATCACAGCTCTAGACTTCCATCCCCGTCGCCCTAATCGTCTATCTCAGATGCTTCCTGGTATTCGCAATAACTCACTTATTGCTGACATTTATGTCCCAGGTGTTGCTCGAGCTACTACTCGTGTCTTGGTGATCAACAACTCCACGTTGGTGATGAACAACCACAGTTGTTTCGATGATTTTCAGATGACCATCTACCTCGGTAAGAAGGTCACAGAAGGAGTCGTTGCTAAGTTTGTGGTTGACGTCGAGCAATCGATGATCCGTCGTATTCCTGAACGAGATCTTGCTATCATCACTACCATGGCTATGCCCGCACTGTTTAAGGATATTTCCTCTTTCCTCCCGAAGAGGACGTTTTCTTCCGTCGGTCCCTCCTTCTACTATGTACCACAACCACATGGTGAAGCTAAGGAGATTCCTGTTATTGGTGTTTCACGATCCCACCTTGGGAACTTTATCGGTTCCAAAGCTGGAGTGGACATGCAGTCTTTAGTAGGTAGACCACAAGAGAGAACTCTTGGCGGAGATTGTGGTTCACCATTGATCATCCAAACGGGATACGGACCCGTCGTAGCTGGTATTCATTGCGCGTTTAACGAAGCTCGCTTTGTGACACACGCTGCACCCATTTTCTTCGAGGACTTTGAAATTGAACCTATGGTCCAGGTTGGTGTTGTTACTCCAACTGGCACTGTAGCTCAGTCTGATCTCTCAGAGAAAGATAAGCTCTACACTGACTTTCACAAGGAAGGTCAGTTGATGGTTTTTGGTGCACTACGCGGTTTCAGACCTCGACCTAAAGCCAATGGTCGGCATACAGCAATCGCTCCGTTCCTCCTCTATGAGGCACCTATGCGAGGGCTCAACATGGTTGACCGTTTGACCAATCCTGATATGGGTTCCTGGGAGCCACAACAGAACATTCTTAAGGAGTACCTGTGTCCGACTCATTCCATGAAAGAGAGTCTCTTTCGGATTTGTTGTGATTCGTTTTCAGAACATCTTACTAGTGGTTTCACTAAGGAAGATATTGAAGACGTGCACGTGGTTCCTCTGAGTGTGGCTGTTAACGGCTTCCCCGGAATTCCAAATGTCGATGCTCAGAAGTTTACAACCTCAGCTGGCCATGGTTTTCCAGGTCCTAAGAAGAAGTATATTCGGAGTGAGGAGGAGTTTGAGGAATGGTCAACGTTCCGCCAGTACGATGATGAAGTCGTAGCCGAGATTACTCGGATTTATGAACTAACCATACAAGGGATTCGCACACACCCCATTTTCACTGCTCAGCTTAAGGATGAGATGATTTCCTTGGCTAAGAGAGCTATGAAGAAGACACGTGGTTTTTACATGTGTCCAGTTGCGTTTCTCACAGTTATGAGAATGTTCACCACTGGCCTTACGCGTGTGATGGTCCGTAGACGAGACTTGTTTCGTCATGCGGTCGGCCTTAACACACATTCGGAACAGTGGGATGACTTGTATAAGGAATCCGAAAAGATTCCAGGTGACAACTGGATGGCTGGGGATTTTAAAGGTTTCGATAAGATCCTCTCTATCCTTATCCAGAATGGCGCCAAAAAGGTGTTCCTAGATGTGGCAAAGTTCTGTGGGTTTACCCAGCAGGAACTGTTGGCACTGGATACGCTTCTTTCTGACAACATTACAGCTGTCGTCGACTTCTTCGGTACTCTCATCATGCTATTGGGTGGTGAAGTGTCGGGACATCAGATCACAACCTTCTTCAACAGCATTTGTAACATCCTATTGCACTTGTATGCGTGGGTTGTTCTCGCTGTTGAGATGAAAATGGATCCCACTGAAGCGGCTCGCCAGTTCTGGGTTCTAGTTTTCATTCGTGTTCTGGGCGATGATATCATGGCGAAGGTTCATCCTGAGGCCCCTTGGTATAATCATACTTCCGTTCAACGCATCTTTGAGTCCATTGGGATTGTGTACACAATGGCTGACAAGCTGTCCGAGAGTGTACCTTACATCTCGTGTGAGGAAGTTGGATTCCTCAAACGGCGTTTCGCCACTCACGAGTTGTTCCCGGGAATGAAGGTGGCTCCCTTGGATAAGGAGTCCATCTATAAGATGTTGATCTACACAAACCCATCCAAGGATGTTTCTGAAGAGGAACAGCTGGCGATGGCGATTTGTTCTGCGATGTCGGAGGCATTCTTCCATGGTCACGAGTTTTACCATCAGTTGGCAACTCTGATCAAAGATACTCCCAAGACACCAGAACTTGAGGCCCGTATGGAGCAGTTTCCAGCTCCGACGTGGAATCAGATGTATGAGAGGTTTCTTTCTGCCTCTCCAAAACACAGGGTTTTGTTGGTGAAACCCGAGCTTCAGGCTGAAGCCACACCAACCCTCAGTAGTAGTGACTGCTACGAGTCTGCACCGCAAGCACAGACATCGTGGAGAATGGACTGCTGGGGCTCGACCACCATGGAGCGTTCCTCCGAAGAGTTCGATTGGACAGGGATTAGGTTGTCTCCCAAAAAGCCTGCTAGGCGTCGCCGTGTTGAGAAGAACCGCGACGTTGAAGATACACATCTCAGCAAACAAGTTAACACTAACCCACAACATATCGAAGCAGCTGTCAGGCAAATGGCGCCTGCTGCTATCGAGTCAGCCATCAACAAAGTTCACACTAAGCAATTACGTTTTCAGAAGCGGAAAGCTTGGAAGAATCGCATCGTAGCACAAGCCGATGTCCGTCCCGATACGGAAGGAAGTGTCACTACCATGCAGCAAACATACGCGTTCAAGGATGAGCCAATCTCTGTCCACGTGGATTTAGGCTCTAACCCCAGTAGAGCAGCGTCCACTATGGCCATGCCACAGAGTCTAGGCGAGTACTTTTCTCGCCCTCGTCTGATTGACACGTTTACGTGGACTGAAGCGATGGGTACGGGTATCCAACGCACTATCCAACCATGGGCAGCGTATTTAGCTGATCCATCAATGAAAGAGAAAACTGGAGGTTTCGGTCTTATCCGAGGTAATCTCCATCTCAAGTTTACAGTAAACGGTTCTCCGTTTTACTATGGTGGCATCATAGCTGCCTACACTCCTCTGTCTGGTGTTCGCACAGATACGGTGAGTACGTCTACGAACCTAATGTTGGTTCAACAGTCACAAAAGCCACATGTTTGGCTAAACCCACAGAACACATCGACAGCAACTATGGTCTGCCCTTTTCTGTACCCATACCCAATGATGGAGACGACATTGGCGAATTACCAGACTATGGGCAAGGTAGATTTGACGGTGTACGTCGGTCTTAAAAGTGCTAATGGAGTCACTGGCTCTTCCGTGGATATCCAGACCTTTGCGTGGTTGGAGAACACAGAGTTGGCGGGTCCTACCAATCAACCTGTTGGCCAGTCTAGCATTGAGTATACCGGAAATGGACAGATTAGCGGTCCTGCTTCCGCTGTTGCTAATGCCGCTAACAGCCTTGCAAAGGTCCCCATCATAGGACCGTATGCTAAGGCCACAGCTGGTGTTGCGGGCACAGTTGGTAAGGTGGCTAGTTTGTTTGGTTTCACAAACGTACCGAACATTAAGGACATCGAACCCATCAGACAACTCCCATTTGAGTTGGCATCTACCGAGGTATCCGCCCCTGTTAGTAAGCTATCATTACAGCCGAAACAGGAGATTGCCGTAGGTTCGCAACAACATGGAGGAGATGGACACGATGATCTAGTGATCAAGCGTTTCGCAGGTCGCTCGTCATTTCTTGTTGGGTCTCTGTGGCCGACAACATCCGTACCTGGAGACATCTTGTTTACGAGTTTTGTCACCCCACAGTTGTGGCAGACTAACGGTTCGAACGAAGTTGTGTTCCCACCAGCTGGTTATCTTACACAATTATTTCAGTATTGGCGTGGGTCTATGAAGTTTACGTTCAAGATGATCCGCTCCAAGTACCATAGAGGGCGCATTCAGATCTCATGGGATCGTTCAGCAGACAATCTCAACGAGGGAGCCTCTCTTGGTAACGTCAACACGTTTTCTACGGTCATGGACTTAGATGAGACAGATGAGGTGACTTTCACAGTACCTTATGTTCAAAATCGACAGTTCCTAACTACTGCAACACGTACCTATAATTCACCCCTCCCTTGGTCAGCGTCGGCGACTCCCCCGAGTCTGAGTGTTGGCGGTTCCAACGGAGTTATCAACGTACGTGTGCTCAATAGGCTCACAGCGCCGGAAGCAGCATCGGATGTAACCATGTTGGTGTTCGTTTCTGCAGGTGACGATATCGAGTATGCAGCTCCTCGGAACCCGGGTCTCCTTAACGTCAATGCTATGCACACACTGAGTAGCTTGTCGAGTTCCATCGCACAGTCCAACATTGTGTATGATGATGCGACAGAGGAGACTTCCCATCAGGTAACGAAGGCAGATCCAGCAGTATATCTTGAGTGTTTCGGCGAGAAAGTCACATCATTACGTGAGCTTCTCCACCGGTCGTCTCTTTCAAAGAGTTGGGTTTTTTCCGGAACCTCTGACGGTACTCATCGAGTTGCGATTCCCCTGAAGCACATGCCACCCTCACCAGGCATTTGGAATAACGGTACTGATCTTCCTCTCATTTCAGGAGTACCTCAGTATGGTTTCATCTGCCCTCAGCATCCCATTCCATGGATTGCGAACTGTTTTATAGGTTCCAAAGGATCCGTTAACGTTACAGGAAACGTTAAGATGGGTGCAGGCGCATCTAATGGCGGTTGGTTAGATGTTTTGTCTATCGATCGTACCGCGGATGGGACTGCCTTATCATCGGCGGATCGGCGCCAGAGAAGCAATACCGTACTAACGTCGGATACTCTAAACACGAACACATATTTCCAGAACACCATTCCTGCAGGTGTTACTGGGAAGGCATTGTCCAACACGCGTACCAACGCGAGTGTGTCTGCCAACCTGCCATTCTATTCGAACTCTGCGTTCCATGTGGTTGATTTGTATACTACATACAACAACCAGGACGGATTTTCAGGTGCGAATAACGATTGGTTCTCATTGGTTGTGCAAAACCCCACTGAGACAACGAACAAGGTCTTTCAAAACTCTGTTGACGTGTACTACGGTACTGGTCCAGACTACGATTTGATCTTCTTCATTAACACCCCGGTGATTTATTACCGTACTTACACATTGTAGAGTGTGAGTGTTCCTTCTAGTAGGAATTGAAAGATAACTAGCCCCACCCACGTTTAATACGTGCCTAGTGATACGGCCGCTAGGGGCTCCCTCGGGAGTAGGACGAGCAACAAAGCTAACATGAACTTCATTCATCTCTGAGCTTTGCTCGGAGGTGGGAAAGACGTAATGTTTTCATTTGTGCACGAGCACGAAGTCCCA